TGAAGAAGAAGTTGACCTCTGCTAAAACAGCGAATGACCCTGATAGCCGCATAAATAAATCTTTAAGAGCTTGGAAATGTTAAATGACAACTAGTAGCGTTACAACATTTAATCTTGACCTTAATAATATCGTAGAAGAGGCCTTCGAGCGGTGTGGCGCTGAACTACGTAGTGGTTATGATATGCGTACTGCGCGTAGATCTTTGAATCTACTAATGCTTGAGTGGGCAAATCGTGGAATTAACCTGTGGACTATTGAACAGGGCCAGATAACTCTTACAACTGGGCAAATATCCTACGCAATCCCCACAGACACAGTAGATCTACTAGACCACGTAATTAGGACTGGTACTGCATCTAACCAGCAAGATATTAATATCAGCCGTATCTCAGAGTCTACATACTCAACCCTGCCTAATAAGAACGCTAGTGGTCGCCCGATACAAGTTTGGGTTAATAGACAGACTGGGGTACCTAGGTCTACTGCAAATACTACGTTGTCAGCAGCAATAACAGCAACCGCCACAACAATCAACGTAACATCTGCCGCCAGTCTCCCCTCAGTTGGGTTTATCAATATTGATTCAGAGACTATAACGTACCAGAATATCGTTGGAAACCAGTTACAGTATTGCTTCCGGGCACAGAACGGGACTACAGCAGCGGCACATAACAACGCTGCATCGGTAACAAGTATCAACTTACCAAATATAAACGTCTGGCCTACGGGTGATGGCGGTGGTCCTTACACATTTGTGTACTGGAGACTACGTAGGATGCAAGATGCGGGTGATGGTAATACAACCCAAGATATTCCGTTCAGACTACTACCGGCACTTGTTGCTGGGCTTGCAGTTCAGTTAGCTATGAAGTTGCCTAATGGCATGGAAAGGCTTCAGATGCTTAAAGCAATGTACGATGAGCAATGGATGTTAGCTTCGGATGAAGATAGAGAGAAGGCATCGCTTAGGCTTACCCCACGCATTAGCTTTACCTAGTAGGGTCATTATGCCAATAAAAAACTTGGATGACCGTAAAAAATACGCCCGCGCACAATATCTACAAAACAAAGCAAAATATCTTGCTGCGAGTAGAGTTCGTAGATTGAGATTGCAAGCGGAAAAAGCGTTAGTGCCCAAACCAGAGCGCGTGTTGTTGCCCTGCAATACATGCGGCGGATCACGCGATGCAAATGCTTTCCCAAGGCGGGGTAACGAATGTAAGCCCTGTATTGCGATAGCACAAAAAGAATACCGTAGGAGTCACGCGGCACATATTTCGGCACTAAAAAAGCAGTGGGCGACAAAAAATGCGGAGCATAAAGCACAGAAAGACCGCGTGTACGCAATTAACAATCCAGAAGCCCGCAAGCTAGCAAGAGCCAAATGGGACCAAAAAAACCCCGGGGCCACTAGCGCTGCTAAAGCAAAAAACAAAGTTGCTCGTTTATTAAGAGTACCAGCTTGGCTAACGGAGGATGACTTTTGGGCGGTGGAACAGGCGTACGAGCTAAGCCAACTGCGAACAAAAATGTTTGGCTTTAGTTGGCACGTTGACCATATAATCCCCCTAAAGGGTAGAAAAGTTTCTGGGCTGCATGTGCCCCAGAATTTACAAGTAATACCCGCAGTCGAAAATTTACGTAAAGGGGCTAGGTGGGTACATGCCTTCTAAGTATTCATCAGGCAAAAATAGTATATCCGAGTGTGATCGGTGTGGGTTTAGGTACAAGTTAAAAGAATTAAGACGGCTAGTAATTAAGACTAAGAACGTAAATATTCTAGTCTGTGGTAACTGTTGGGAGCCGGATCAGCCGCAGTTGTCTCTAGGTCTGTATCCTGTATCTGATCCTCAAGCGGTACGTAACCCAAGACCAGATTTAAGTTACTATGCAGCAGGTAGTACTGGATTACAGATAGAAGAGCTTACTAGCCCTACCCCAGCGCAGCTTGCTGATCCTCTGGCTAATGGGATACAGAGTATAGGTAGTCGTATAACTCAGTGGGGGTGGGGCCCAGTGGGATTGAATAATGTGCTAAACTTACCGAATGTTAACAATGATCTAATATCGGTTGGTGCGGTTGGAACAGTAACTATAGTAGTAACTTAAAGGAGCATATCATGGCTAAAGGTGGAAAGACTAACGAGCAAATGAAGCAACTAGGTCGCGGCCTAGCTAAAGTAGCTAACCAGAAGAAACCAGTGCGTAAAGTACCTGTATGCGCCCCTAAACGCGGTATCTAAGGAGTATAGAATGAGTGAATTTAACTTTTTCCCCGGGGATACAGCTAATCCTTGCGAGAAGTATACCCAGCCAAAGCCATACAGCGTAGACCTCAAGAACAGCAGCTACCCTAATAACGTGGCTAACACTCAGACTGAGAAGACTCGTGGTACTGGTGCAGCTACTAAAGGTAAGAACCACGCTAGGTTAAAAGTCGGCAAGTAATGAATTACGCTGAGCTTACGTTAACAATCAAGGGATACTGTGAAAACACGTTCCCAGAGACGATCTCGACGTTTACAACGGCAGAGCAGATTGCTACGTTTGTCAGAAATGCTGAAGAACGGATATACAACTCTGTTCAGTTTCCCTCGCTTAGAAAGAATGTAACTGGGCTTTTAACAGCTAATAACAAGTACTTATCAGCGCCTATTGATTTTCTAGCAGTTTACGCAATAGCGGTGATAGACGCAGCTGGGATATATTACTACCTGCTAAACAAGGACGTTAACTTTATTAGAGAGGCGTTCCCTAACCCAGCTAATACGGGTCAGCCTACGCATTACGCTCTGTTTGGACCTACGACAACAAACACAGATCCAGCCGTTATAACGAATGAGTTGACCTTCCTTCTTGGGCCAACACCGGATATTCTGTATAACGTAGAGCTGCATTACTATTACTACCCAGAATCAATTGTAACTGCGGGGACTTCATGGCTTGGGGATAACTTTGATCCAGTGCTGTTGTACGGGTCATTGCTTGAAGCTGTTGCCTATATGAAGGAAGAACCTGAAGTATTGGCTACGTACCAGAAAAGATACGACGAAGCATTAGCAATGGCTAAACGTCTGGGTGACGGCATGGAAAGACAGGATGCCTACCGATCTGGGCAAGTACGAATAGCCGTAACATAATAGAGGTACTAAGTGGCACTATCCCAGACATTATGTACGGTATTTAAAACTAACCTGCTAAGTGGGTTAGAGGACTTTAATACAGGTACGATTTACACATACAAAGTTGCTTTGTATACTGTGACAGCGCCATTAAACGCAGATACACTTGCTTATACAACGGATGGGGAAATTACTGGAACTGGGTACGTAGCAGGGGGTAAAGTTCTAGCTCCAACAGTTCCCGCTAGTAGCAGTGGTACGGCATATGTAACATTTGCCAATGTGACTTGGGACCCCGCCCAGTTTACTGCATCAGGGGCATTAATATACAATAGCACAACAGGGGCTGCAGTCGCCGTGTTAAATTTTGGTGGGGATAAGACTGCAACTTTAACATTCCAAATACAGTTTCCAACTGCGACAGCGACAACCGCAATTATTAGGTTTTCCTAAAGGAGTTTCAAATGATCTCAAACAAAGCTAAATCTGTAGATAAAGTAGGTGGATGTGTTCTGTTAGGTGGTGCAACAACTTCTGCTGCTGGTGGAGCTGGTGTATTTACGATCCAATGTTTTGGTCAAGACGGCAACCTGAAGTGGGAAGAAAAGAACCCAAATTTGGTTGTTAACGTAGGACTTCAAGACATGAATGACAAGTACTTTTCTGGGTCTACCTATACCGCAGCTTGGTATCTAGGTCTGATTACTGGTCCCGGCTCAGGCACAACTATTGCCGCAGCAGATACCTTAGCTTCGCATACAGGTTGGACTGAGTACACAGACTACACAGGTAACCGTAAGGCCGTGACTTTTGGTGCTGCAACCCTTGCTGATCCTTCAGTTATTGATAACTCAGCCTCACCTAATGCCTTTGTTATTACAGCCCCCGGTGGTACTGTTGCTGGGGCTTTCTTAACTTCAGTAGCTACAGGTACGTCAGGCATTTTGTTTTCAGCTTCTGACTTCCAGTCTCCCGGTGATCGCGCTGTAGTTGCTGGCGATACTTTGAGTGTTACCTACACATTCAGCCTTGATGCTGCATAAGGAGATGTAAAAATGGCAACGAAATTTACTAAAGGTCAGAACGTAAAAGTTCAAACAACCGTCCCTCAAGGTCCAGTACAAGCACTGCGTATGACTGAAGATGGGGATTTCTTCTACAACGTAGAGTGGACTGATGCTGATGGCGTTAAGCAAAACCGCTGGTTCCCAGAAGCTGCTCTGACCGAAGCGTAATGTGTTTGGAATCTCATCATTTGCGGCTGCGCCGTTTGCGTCACTAGCAGGAGCTTTTCTAAACTCTGAAGTTAGTGAGTCAGCCTCTGCGTCAGATTCTATTAACGGATCT